GCCGCACGAAGTGGTCGGCGACAATTGGATGTGCGGCGAATGCGCGGACAATCACGACGAAGATTGACGCGGGAGGGCGGCGGGACTACCGTCGCCCTCTCCCAAGTGGGGCGCCCAAGCCTCGAGCCCGGTTCGCGACCCACCAACTAAGGCCCTGGCGTTCACCCGCCAGGGCCTCTTTTTATGACCCGACCCGACCCGACCCGACCCGACCCGACCCCGACCCGATTCGGCCGGCGCTCGAAATAAACCCGACCCCGACCCGTTGACACATCCTGGAAATTCATGGTACTTTGACCAAGTCAACAACCCACATCGGAGAAAGTACGATGCCCAAATTTACAAAATTCTTTTCCACGGATAGCGCGAAAGCTATTAAAGCCGACAAGTACGGCTACTTAAACGCTATCAACTATATGGCCCCGCACGATACCGCAGGCGTTGGCAATCTCTGCCCGAACGCAAGCGACGGGTGCAAATCCTTATGTCTCGGAATGTACAGCGGCCAAGCTGCTATGGTTTCGGATCTTGAGAACGGAACCAACGCGGTGCGCGAAAGCCGGATCGCCAAGTCTCAATTTTTTATGAATGAGCGCCAAGCGTTCATGGCCGAAATGACGGATCACGTTCGCGCCATGATTCGGAAAGCGGATCGCGAAAACAAAAAGCTGGCGGTTCGCCCCAACGGATCCACGGACATTGCGTTCGAGCGGATCCCAACGGACAACGGCCAGCCTTTGCCGTTCCGGTTTCCGGAAATCCAGTTCGTGGATTACACCAAAAGCGTGCGCCGCGTGCTAGACGCTAACCGGCCAGCCAACTATCATTTGACGTTTAGCCTATCCGAAACAAACAAGGCGGAAGCCGAACAAGTACTCGCGGCTGGTTTCAACGTCGCGGTAGTATTTGGCGCAGGCCAGCCGGCCACGTTTATGGGTCATCGCGTGATTGATGGAACGGAGCACGATTTGCGACACTTGGATCCGCAACCCGTTATTGTCGGGCTGGATCCGAAGGGCAAGAAAGCGAAAGCCGACACTAGCGGTTTCGTTGTCCGCGACTACGGCGCCGGTTGTTGACACTTAATGGCGCCGCTGGCGGCTGGGTGCACCCAGCCGCCGAACCCCGGTCAGATTTATCTGGCCGGGGTTTCCTATACCCCTGGCCCAGGCCAGTGAGCTCGAGGACCGGGCTGGCCGATCCGCTGCCGGGCGAACTCGAGCATCGCCTCCCGAAGCCCGACTTGGTCCGACCCCGACCAGAGGCACGGAACCATGGTCCCCGACCCGACCGACCCCGAATCAGAGTCCCCGACCCGACCCGACTTCAGTCCGTGTTCCGCTAACCCCCGACCATGGACCCCGTCAAACAAATATAGGTTGCCTCGTTCGAGGGCCTTAACAAGGTAGAAACTTACGCCCCCCGACTGACAATAGGCGAAATTCCAAGCGACTTGATGCGCTGACACATTTACGCGGTTAGTTTTAGTGACTTTGAGTTCTATCCAAAAAGGAAGGCCTTCCGCGCATACATGAACATCCGGTATCCCGCCACCGAAGCGGTTTTCAATCCGTGTGGTGTTCCAACTCTTGGGTAGGTTCGACCGAAGATTGTTCCACATCAATGTCTCTGGCTTCTGCGTCATTAACTACCTCATAGTCAGCATCCAAGAACACGCCCGGATGTGACTTTCTAAGTTCTGATAATCTAGTCTCGATCTCGTCGCGGCTCATGTTTTCGATTGCATGGAAGTGGTTCGTCTCGCGCCTGTCGGTGGTCAATCCGCCCAGTGCTGAACGAGTCTTCTCCGCGTTAATCGCCGCAGAGAATTGGCCGGCTTCTTCTGCATTCATGGACAGATCCCGAAGACGTTTAAGCTGGCCCATCAGTGTGACGCCATACTTTCTTTCTCTGTCTTCTCGAAGCTCCGAAATGTATTCGGAAACGTGGGGGAAGTCCGAAGCGTTCAAAAGTTTATGAGCTTGGATCTTGGCAATACCGTTCTTGTCCGAGTATCCGGCGAGTCGAGCGCACTCCGCATTGGAGTGTGTTCCATCGACAAAGTGCCGGGCGAACATCTTCTGGCGGTTGGTCAGCTTACGGCCATGGGCCTCTTCAATTTCTTCGGCCTTTGCGTCTATTCGACGTTTCATCTAGTTGCTCCTGTATACAGTCTTTTTCAAAACTAACCCTGTTTCCAACAAGCGTCAAACCTCCGTTTGGCTAGAAAAGTGTAACGGGAAGCCCTAAAGTGTAACGAAGTGTAACGGGAAGTGTAACGACTAGTTTTCAGTAATATCATACGTTTAACACCTGTTTTCAGGTACTCGTTACACTTTTACACTTTTTTTCACCCATATTTTTATTTTCAAAACGTTTTTTTGAATTTGCCCGTATATATGTGACGGGAAGCATTTGACCTTGGTCCATGTTTCATGCTACTTTTACGAACTACCACGTTTTTAGAAAGGAAGAAAGATGAGAAACCACGTCATTTCATTATACGATTATACGGGCGAGGCTTTGCGCCCTTGGGCCGAGGCTGGTTATCATTGCTTCGCCTACGACATCCAGCATGACGGTGGGCGGACGGAAGGCAACATCACCTACGTCCACGCTGACCTTTACGATACGAACACGCTTCTTGAGATCATTGCCCGACACGGCACCAAGGCATGTTTCATGTCCGCGTTTCCTCCTTGCACTGATTTGGCTTCTTCTGGCGCACGTTGGTGGAAGGGCAAGGCCGAGTCCAATCCTGATTTTCAGATAGAGGCAGCGGGTCATGCCAAGCGGTGTGCTTTGGTAGGGGATGCTTTGGGTTGTTCTTATTACGTTGAGAACCCGATAGGTGCGCTGACGAGGTTGTGGCGCAAGCCGGATTACAAGTTTGATCCGTGTGACTACGGCGGGTATCTGCCGGAGGACGATATGCATCCGCGTTGGCCTGATGTGATTCCGCCGCGTGATGGCTACAGGAAGAAGACTTGTCTTTGGACCGGAGGCCATTTTCGTATGCCGACGAAATCTGTTGTTAATCATTTGACGCTTGTTTATGACCGCGCTGATCCGGCAAAGGGCGTTAACTTCTCTCCGGTCGCTGGCAAGACGGGTGGCAAGTCTGCGAGGACGAAGAACATTCGCAGTGCTACCCCGCGTGGGTTTGCGAAAGCGTTATTTTTGGAACATGCTCCCTTTACTTGGGGTCATGATGGCCGTGAGAATTATCGTGATTACGGCAACGATGTAGTTGTGAGGGGATACATTTAATGAGACGCGTATGCGACCTGTGCCACGGCAATGGTTACGTTGCTATTGACGTGGCGGACAACGGCAAGGGGCCGGTCTATGGCGACTGCCCCAAATGCCACTGTGAAGGAGAACTTGAAGATGGACTTATGGAAGCGCATCAAGCGCAAAGAGAACTGGGAGAGTAGAATGGGACCGGAATATTTTTTGTTGATCTTTGTCGGAAGCGTGATCTCCGGCATCCTGATGTACTGGTTCTAATTGAGCCAGCTGACAACGGTTGACCTGTTCTCCGGGATAGGCGGATTTGCCCGTGGCCTCGAGGCTACCGGGCATTTCCGGACTACCTGTTTCGTGGAGCAGGATCCGTTTTGCCAGGCGGTGTTGAATCATCACTGGCCCGACGTACCCATATTGGATGACATAAGAAATGCCCGACGATCCGACTTCCCCGACGCCCGACCCGACCTTGTTTGCGGAGGATTCCCTTGCCAGCCGTTCTCACAGGCAGGAAGACAGCTTGCTCAAGACGACCCCCGCCATCTCTGGCCGGAAATGCTTAGAGTTATCCGGGAACTCCGGCCCACTTGGGTTGTTGGAGAGAACGTTGTTGGGCTCATCAAACTGGGCTTGGACGAAGTACTCACTGACTTGGAAGGCGAAGGCTACGCCACAAGGACGTTTAATATTCCAGCTTGCGCGACAGGCGCCCCGCACCTCAGACAACGGATCTGGGTTGTTGCACACGCCGACAGCGAAAGCGAACCAGATGGCACCTTCGATGGCAACGCGGGACAGCGGCAGTTGGGGTTTGGGTTTGGGGGGAGCGAAGCCTCATCACATGTGGCCGACGCCGACGACCAGCGAGGCCAAGAGCGACACGCACAACGTCCAGAACAGGATCGACAAGGACAAACAGGTGATGCTGTGTCACGCGGTTCGTCTGTACCCGACCGACCCGAAGACCACTGGCGCTCTGAACCCGCAGTGGGTCGCTTGGTTGATGGGCTACCCAACCGAGTATCTCAACTCCGTGCGTTGGGAAACAGCATCGTCCCGCAAATCGCGCAAGAAATCGGACAAGCAATAAGGATTGCACATGACCATTAGCCATCTATTCAATCCCGTTGAAAACGCCAACCTCCGAGTAATCAGCTTGGGCGCGGGTGTTCAGTCCACCGTCATGGCGCTGATGGCTGAAGCTGGGGACATTGGTCCGTGGCCCGACTGCGCTGTATTCGCGGACACTGGTTGGGAGCCCAAGGAGGTTTACGACCACTTGGATTGGCTCGAGGGCCAGTTGTCTTTTCCAGTGTACCGCGTACAGCGGGGCAACATTAAGGAAGATTTGGAATCCGACCTCAACACTACGGGTCACAAGTTTGCGTCGATACCGTTTTTTTTAATCAACAAGGACGGCACGAACGGCATGGCCCGACGACAGTGTACCAGTGAGTATAAGCTCAAACCCATACGCAAGAGGGTTCGTGAGCTTGCCGGGTTGAAGCCTCGACAGCGCACACCGAAGGGTTTTGTCGTGGAGATGTGGATTGGCATATCCAAGGACGAGATGATGCGGGTGAAGGACAGTCAGGATTCGTGGGTAGAGAACCGCTGGCCGTTGCTTGAGAAGGAAATGAACCGAAGGGACTGCCTTCAGTGGTTCAGTGACAGGTATCCGGACAGGATGCTGGCCAAGAGCGCGTGCATTGGTTGCCCGTTCCACAACGATCATGAGTGGCGGCGCATTAAGGAGGTTTTCCCGGAGGAGTTTGAGGAAGCCTGTCAGGTTGATGAGAAGATCAGAGATGCAGAGGGGCGGTTTCAAGGGGCGCGATTCCTACACGCTAAAAGGATTCCGCTACGCGACGTGGACTTTAGCACTGCGGAAGAACTGGGCCAGGGAGAGTTGTTCAAGGACCTGATGCAGAATGAATGCGAAGGAATGTGCGGGATATGACCAAGTACGAGATCATTGGTGAGTGCGACTCTCGATACGGTCATGGGCGCTGGACGTTGACGCCAGAATCCGCGAAGGCAGCAACAAAACTTAAAATGCAAACGCAGGCTTATTTACAGATGCACGTCAAGATGGCGCTCAAAGATAACATATGGTTGTTCCATCGGAAGGTCGCGCAGGGCCACTACGAACTGATAGCAGCGCCCAAACAGGGGAGCAAGTAATGCAGGACATAATCAACAAACTCACGAAGGTGATGGAGAGAGCGAAAGATCCGGATTTCAAGGAAATCTGGCGACGTAAGATCGACTACTTTTATGTGAAACACGTTGAAGAAAGTGTAAGAAAGGAAGGACTAAAATGAAGTTTCTTGATTGGTTACTCGGCAAGGATTGGGACAAGCCTCAAGCGAAAGAGGCCCCAGCCTCTGAACCCAAGCCTAAAAAGATGCAGCGTGTCGCGCTGCTTCCCGTTCCCAAGTGGACACACGCCGGCAAGAAGGGCAAGACGATCTACTGCCCCCACTGCAAAGCCGCAGCGCACGTGTACAACTTCTCGTGGTCAGCACTGGTTTGTTCGTCATGCGGAAGGGAAACCAACAAGTACCTGTGGATGATCTGGAGGGATGTCCAATGAAATGGGCAATCCGAATATGCCTCGCAATGGCGGCGCTGCTCGTAGCACTGCTCATAGGGCTGGCAGTACCAATACCTGCCCAAGCCAGCGAAGATAAGTCTTGTCTGGCCGAGGCCATGTACTACGAAGCTCGAGATCAGGGCTGGCGCGGCATGTTGGCCGTGGGCGTTGTAATTCAAAACAGGGTCCGCGATGACCGTTACCCGAATACGGTGTGCGGCGTCGTCAGGCAGGGCAAGTATCGCAATGGCAACCCGGTCAGGCACAAGTGCCAGTTCAGCTACTATTGCGACGGCAAGCCGGAGCGCCCAGCAGAGAAGCAACCCTGGTCCGTGGCCCAAGATCTGTCGAAGCTCTTGCTTACGGGAACGGTCAAGATGACGGGGATTGAGGACGCCACGCACTACCACGCTACTTGGGTTAATCCGTCATGGGCGGATAAGCTTGAGCGGTTGGACCAGATTGGCGGTCATGTGTTTTACGCGCAGAAAGGTAATTAGATGGCGCAGAAGATTTCCCAGAACTACAAGATTCGGACTCGCGTCCGCCGCCGCAACAAGCCGCACCCGCTTAACATTTGCAAGAAGCTGGGTCCGAAGTCCTGTCATCGAGGGTCACAAAAGAAGAGACGCGGTCAGGGTTGAACGGCGTCGAGCTCGTAGCCCATGGCGTTTAGAAGAGCCTCAACCTTATAGATTGAGGGCTCATCTATCTTGCTCTTTTCGTAGTTCTCGATTGTTGTAACACCAACACCCGACAACTCCGCGAGGCGGACCCTTGTTAACCCGCTTTCTTTACGGAGATCCGTTAATATACCAGACCAGTGCTGCGGCATTTTTAGTGCTTTGATGTCTTGTCTTGTTCAAAGTTACGCAAAATGTCCTCAAGCTCGTTCCTCTGGGTTTCTTTATCATTGTAGGATCGAAAGTTGGCCTCGTCCTCAGACATGATACCAAGTGTCTGCGTCATCATACTGGATATGACATGCATGATTCCCGTCATGCTAAGTTCTGCGCCGCCGTTTTCAATAGCAATCCTCATCAGGACAATCGCTTGGCCTGTGGCCGATACCTCACCACGGTTTTCCAGCAAGGATCGTATTTCCTCGTAAAGGCTTTGTAGGCGCTCCTCTTCGGGAGTTGGTTCGCTACTCATGACTTGACCGCTGCAAACTTGGACAGAACATCCGCGTCACTTGGAGCCTTTTCAGACACATCCACGAGGAAGGATATCTGCTGGGCCGGTGAGCGGTGGTTCTTTTCAGCCATCTCCCAAAGCTTCTCCCAAGTTGGAATTGGCACGGCAACGGATTTGTATTTCTTAATGTCAGGCATTTGTAATTTCCTCTAAATGATTAAGTTGATGTTGGATTTCGTTGAAGGCTTCTAAATAGTGCGGATTGCACTCCTCCATAACCGCCTTAATAATTTCATTCTTGTCGAAGCCTAAAGTCTGCATCTCACCAATAAACATGCGAAGGAGGCGCCCGGCTCCCAACTGATAAGACTTGTCAGGCCTTATCGTCATCTCAGCCACTCCTTCAGTTCCTCTCCCATCACCACACTGGCGATATCCATTTTATTGCGGAGGGCTTTGACGATCTGCTCGTCAATCGTCCCTTCCGCAATTAAATCTATATATGTTACGTGTTCCTTCTGACCAATTCGGTGCGCCCGGTCTTCGGACTGCATCCGCACAGCCAGATCAAAGCTGTTGGCAAAGTAAATGACGGTAGTGGCGGCGGTCAGGGTGATCCCGTAACCACCCGTCATTGGATTCCCGATAAAGAACCGGGCCTCACCATTCTGAAAACTCTCAATGGCCTCTGATCGCTCCGCATCCGACGTGTCGCCAAAGTAACTAACCGTGGACTCTGGCCCGTACTTCTTAGCAAGCGCCTCTGCGATACGTTTGATATCGTACCGGAACCTAGACCAGATGATTGCCTTGCCTTCGGTCTCTTCAAGACAGCCCATTAGCTCTTCCAGACGATGGTCTTTAACCTCTATCGTCTCGCCGCTATCTGTTTTTGAGTGACCAGACAGGACCTGCTGCATCCTCAACAGCTGGGTCATGACGTTTGTGGTGGTCATGAACTCTTCATCTTCGATATGGGCAAGCGCATACTTCTTCAAGTCGTCATATATACGGGCTTGGTCTGTTGACAGGACCACATTTCTCTGAGTGTAAATCTTTTTAGGCAAATCCAGACACTCGTCCTTCATGACACGGCTTGAAAACTTCTTTAACAGCCCTGATAGCTCCTCGAGGTTGCGATATCCAACGATCTGGTTGAACGAATGGGCGCCCATGGTGCGCTTGTTCATGATTGCGTAGCGATATTGGAACTGAAAGAAGTTATCGCCGGCCTGGCCCAGTAGATCCTTGTTCATAAATCGACATTGCGACCACAAATCCATAGGCGATTGCGTAACGGGAAACCCGGTAAGTATGCGACGGTACTCTGCCAGATGAGACATCTTCAACAGAGCCTTTGTTCTTGATGCCTTCGGAGACTTGATCGCGGTAGACTCATCAATCGCAAGCAAGGCCTTTGACGCCCGTAGAACCTCAAAGAGGTACTTCTGCCCCTTCTTCGTACTGAGAGCCTCAACATTCATGACCAGTATGCGGAAGCTTTCTGTCGGGCGCATGAAGCTTGCCAGATCCGCCTTCTGTGCTTTTCTAGGGTTGGGGCTCCAGATCGAAGACAACGCCGCCTGATAGTAAACATCAGGCATGTGCGCGGGTATTTCGATGTTGGACCAGTTGCGGTAGACGCCCTTGGGAGCAACAACGATAAACGTGTCGATCTTGTCGGCCTCATAAAGCATTGACGCGGTGTCTATGCAGACCTTAGACTTGCCGGTCCCCATTTCCATAAAGAATGCCCAGTTTTCTTTCGACCAGGATTTCTTCAGAACATCATCTTGGTGTCTGTAAGGCTTGGTTTTGTATTCGTAGTCCATGATAGACACTATATAGTGTAATTTTCCTGTTGCAAAGCGCAAAATCATGGATTAATGTGGCGACATTCAGAAAGCGAGAGATGAATGGCTAAAGTTTACGTTACCCAAGAGAACCCCCGCGTGAATATCGTATCCGCAGCTAAGTGGGGTGACCTCGAACCGCTCACAAATCCATTTGATCAGATTCATGTTAACCCGGCTCGAATCGTATCGCAGATACGACGCAAGCTTCGGAGTTTCACGGATGACGATTGGCTTTTGGCCATGGGCGACCCTGCGATTATCGGGGTGTCTTTTGCGATAGCTGCGGACTTAAACCACGGTCGCGTTAACATTTTGAAATGGGACAGGATGGAGAAGTCCTACTATCCCACGAAGATATTGTTGCGCGGCGGCGGCATTGAGAACTTAAACCCTGACGAGGAGATACGTTATGAGTGATGAAGACTTATGGAAAACGATAGAAGCGGATGCCAGTGCTGATGCTGATGCGTTTGAAGACCTAACTACCGAGGGCGCGACCGAGTTAGCGTCCATGATCCGAAACCTTGGAGCAATCCAAACCAAGCTTGTTGCTGCTGAAGAAGAGGCCAAAAGCCTCAAGCGGGAACAGAATCGTTACTTACACGATTTAATTCCGGCGAAGATGCAGGAGACGGGCTTGGAGGAAGCCAAGGTTGGTGGCAACAAGATTAGTCTTGCCACCTATGTCAACGGCACGATGCCGAAAGATCCTCTGCAACGCGACATTGCGTTGTCTCATTTACGAGAAATCGGCGCGTCTGACTTTATAAAGAATCAGGTCAGCGTTTCGTTTCCCGTGTCTGAAGACAACAGGGCTAGAGCAATGCAAGCGGATCTTGAAGACCAAGGCTTCGACACTGCCGCTAAGACATGGGTCGAACCATCCACCCTTAAAAAGTTAATTAAGGAACGCGTGGAGACGGGTCAGGAGATCGACCTAGAACTATTCAACGCATCTATTGGAACATACGCAAAAATTAAAGGAGAATGAACTATGGCTAAATCAAACGGAAAACTACCAGCAGAACTCGCCGCCGCTTTTGAAGACGACGCCGGATTCGGGTTTGAAGAAGTAACGTCATCGGATCTTCAGATACCGTTTTTGAGGATCATCCAAGCTCTGTCACCACAACTGAAGAAGAGTGACGCGGCTTTTATCGAAGGTGCTAGTCAGGGCGACATCTTCAACACCGTGACGAACAAGGTTTGGGATGCTGACGACGGCGTCATCGTGCTTCCCGTGCATTTCCAGATGAAGTTTCTGGAATTCGTGCCGCGTAACCAAGGCGGTGGATTCTTGGGCGAACTGGCGGCGGACTCAAACGATGTTCGTACAGCGGTTCGAGACAAGGACTCCGGTATGGAGTTGCTTAACAACGGCAACGAACTGGTCCGCACCGCCCAGCATTACATCAAGATCGTTCATGAAGACGGCAACCTTGAGAATGCGATTGTCGATATGAAGAAGACGCAGCTGAAGAAGAGCCGCCTCTGGTTGTCGATGATGATGATGCAGAAGCACAACGGCAAGACCATGCCCTCGTTTGCCAGTACGTATCGCCTCAAGTCTGTCGAAGACGGCAACGACAAAGGATCGTGGGGGTCGTGGAGCATTGCTTTGGAAGGCGCTGTTCCATCGATGGAGGCGTACACTGAGTGCCGGGAGTTGCACACGTCGATCAGTTCGGGAGAACTGAAGATTGCTCCTCCACCCGCCGAGGTTGAGGCCATTAGTGATCAATCAACCGAAGACGTGCCGTTCTGAGTGACAGGGACCCGCCTAACAGCGGGTCCCGTTTATTCTGATGGAAGATTCAGCGCAGAGGTTTCTTGATCTATTTACCGGATCTCAAGGAGCCCATGGACAGACAGACGTTTTAGGTCGCCAGAAAAACGGCAAGCAACAGGCAAAGTATAACATTGTCCGTGAACCGTTGACCGTGGAGCTCGTTCAAGAACACTTGGACGGCTCTCTTGGCGTTGGGTCTATTCCTATTGACGAGACCAACAAGTGCCAGTTCGGCGCGTTGGATATAGACGACTACAGCCTCGACCTTCCGGTTCTCCTGGCGAAGGTTAAGAGGTTTAAGCTGCCCTTGGTCATGTGTCGATCCAAGTCTGGCGGCGCTCATTTGTTTTTATTTATGTCAGAGCGGGTTGCGGCATCCGAGATGCGCGACCGTCTGGCGGAGTTTGCATCGGCTTTGGGCTGGGGCAACTGCGAGATATTTCCGAAGCAGGAAGAACTGCTGGCGGAACGAGGCGACGTGGGTAACTTTATCAATCTGCCCTATCAGAACGCGAAGTACACCACCCGATATGCGCTGAAGAAGAACGGTGACTCTATGTCACTGGCAGAGTTCCTGACGGCGGCGGAGAAGGCGCGGGTAACTGCCAAGCAGTTGGCCAACATATCCTTGGGCGGCGATAACGGGGTCTTGCCCGATGGACCGCCTTGCCTCCAGCAACTTACTGAGTTCGGCACACCGGAAGGTGGCCGGAACATGACTCTTCTGAACGTGGGTGTGTACTACAAACAGGCCGCGCCAAACGATTGGAAGGAGCTTCTGGAGAAGCATAACCAGGATTACTGCAATCCTCCTCTGCCGGCGCGGGAAGTGGTCCTTGTGCAGGAACAGCTGGAGAAGAAAGAGTATTTCTACACCTGTAAGTCTGAGCCGCTGCACGGGCATTGCAACAAGTCCTTGTGCCGGTCGCGTAAGTTCGGGGTAGGCGATGCCAACTCTCATGTTCCTGTCGGTGGTCTGACGGTCGTAGAGTCTGAGCCCCCTGTCTGGTTCGTGGACGTGGACGGTGCGCGATTGGAGTTGTCTACCAAGCAGCTACAGATGCAGGTGGAGTTCCAGAGGGCTTGCATGGAGCAAATGTACAAGATGCCAGCGCGGATGAAGGAAGCCGATTGGCGCGATCTGGTGGATGGCCTGTTGAGCGATGCAACAAGGATATCTGTGCCGGAAGAGTTGACCCAGAAGGGTCTGTTCGTGGAACTGCTGGAAATCTTCTGCACTTCGAGGATACAGGCACACAGCCCGGAAGAACTGTTAACAGGTAAGCCGTGGACCGATGAGGGCCTGACATACTTCAAGCTTAGTTCTCTACAGGATTTCTTAAAGCGCAATAACTTTACGTTGTACACACGGGGTCAGATCACCGAGCGCCTAAAAGAAATGAACAATGGAGCGGAGTCCGACAAGACTTATCGCTTCAGAGACAACAACGATCAATGGAAGTCTGTGCGTGTTTGGTGTGTACCGGAGATGCATCGCGGCGAGGTTGACCTGCCCGACGTAACTTTTGAGCCAGAGGATCCACCGTTTTGACCGATCAGCATGAAACCATCCTTGGGCCACCCGGCACGGGTAAGACCCAGACCAACTCCAATAAGATACGTGAGTGTATTGAACAGGGCATACCTCCAGACCGTATTGCCTGTGTTTCTTTCACCAGAAAGGCTGCAAAGGAAAGTCGAGAGCGTGTGTGCCGAGATTGGGGGATTGACGAGCGGGACATGCCTTACTTCCAGACGCTTCACTCCATGGCTTTCCGGGCTGGGGGCTATAGCTCAGACGAAGTTATTGGTCCTGCGGAGATGCGGGAGATTGGCGAAGCTGTTGGGATACCTTTTGGAAACAAGGGGCGGTCTGACATTGAAACCGACTTTGACACTGTAGGGGTGTCCAAGGGCGACTTTTACATGAGCCAGTACCACCTGTCTCGGAGTAAGGGCTTGAGCCTTGAGGAGATGCACAGGCAGTTGGGGGATTACAGTATCGATTGGTCTGAACTCAAACGTTTGGTATCGGCCTATGAGGATTACAAAGGGGTCCGCAAGAAGATCGACTTCACGGACATGATATCAAATTTCGTTAGATCAGCAGATGGACCGGACATAGACGCGCTGTTTGTAGATGAAGCGCAGGATCTGTCTACCCTTCAATGGTCCATGGTCGATGTACTGCGGAAGAAGCCTCGCATACAGGTGTTCACGGGCGACGATGACCAAGCCATCATGGGGTTCCAGGGTGCGGATGTTGGAGCGTTCTTAAACGCGACAGAGAAAAAGACGGTTCTTGAGCAATCTTATCGCCTACCCAAGACAACGTGGCAGGAAGCACAGAACATCGTCTGTCGGATTGAGGGCAGGGCGCCGAAGACTTGGCGACCCAAGGATGAAGAAGGCAGCGTCCACGTTCACCAGAGCATTTGGGATGTACCGTTTCATGAGGGGGAGTGGTGCGTCATGGCGCGGACAAACAGAATTGCTTCCCAATATGCCCAAGCTTTGCGCGACGATGGTTGGGTCTACAGCCGGAATGGTCACCCCAGTATTCCGGCCAAAACATACGAAGCACTTCACGATTGGGAGCAATGGGCCAAAGGAGAGCCGCTGACGCCCACCAAGATAAGAAACGTCTACACCTTCATGGAAATGGAGAAAGGCTACTCACGGGGCTTCGGAGCGCGTTCCAAGGCCCTTTTGGGGCTTGATCCGGACGCCATGATCAGTATGTCGGAGGCTCAAGACGGCATGGGGCTACTTCTGGATGGTTCTGTCCGGTGGCATCGAGCGTTGGGTAAGATTGACCTAGACACAAAGAACTACGTTCTCAATGCGTTGAAGCGCAAAGACAACGTGCGTAATCCGCGAATAAAGGTTAGTACTATACACTCAATGAAGGGCGGAGAGGCCGACAACGTCTTGGTCATTCCGGACTTGTCTTATGCGGCTCACAAGGAATATCAAAGGAATCCGGCGACTGAACACAGGGTGTACTATGTCGCTGTTACGAGGACTAAGAAGGCGCTGCATATAATGCTGCCGGAAACGAATCGGTATTACGACCTATGAAACCAGACGAGACATTAAAAACAGCAGCGTCACTGGTAAGCGGAGATCGCGCCAAGCAATATGGCGACTACACCACCATGCATCAAAGGGCGGCAGACCTCTGGAGCGCATACTTAAAAGTTGAGGTTAAGCCACAAGACGTTGCCCTTTGCATGGCATTGTTAAAGGTGGCAAGGAACGAGATGGGTCAGGTTAAGCCGGATAACGGCATTGACGCTTCTGCTTACATGGCCTTGTGGGCAGCGATGATGGAAAACAAAGATGCGTGAGGACTTGTTTGACGAGAAGGTCTGGTTCCCTCCGGAACATTTACCGGACCTGTCCGGCGAGAAAATTATCGCCATAGACACTGAAACAAAGGATCCGCATTTAAGAGACTTGGGGCCAGGGTGGGTTAGAAACGATGGAAACCTTATAGGGATTTCTGTCGCCGCCTCTGAGTGGAGCGCCTACTTGCCGATTGCCCACGAAGGTGGGGGGAACATGGCAAAGGATCTCGTACTCAGGTGGCTCCAAGACCAATTAGACCACGGCATGTCCGTGGTGTTTCACAATGCACAGTATGACTTGGGATGGCTGTTATCGGAAGGTATTACGGTTAAGGGTCGTATTCTGGACACAATGATTGCGGCGCCCCTGCTTGATGAGAACAGGTTCAGTTATTCTCTTAACGCTCTGGGGTCCACGTACCTTGGTCAGCGGAAGGCGGAAGAGGATCTCAGGAGAGCAGCCAGCCAGCATGGTGTGGATGCCAAGGCAGAGATGTGGAAGTTGCCGGCAGAAAGGGTGGCTAACTACGCTGAGATGGACGCTACCCTAACTCTTAGCTTGTGGAACGTGCTTCATAAGAAACTGGTTGAGGACGATTGCGAGAAGATTCTGGAAACAGAGCTTGCGCTTTTGCCTATGATCTTTGAGATGAAGCGTCGTGGCGTTCGGGTTGACGTAGACAAGGCGGAACAAACCAAGAAGCTTTTGCAAGGAAAAGAAGACAGGCTTCTGAAAGAGGTTAAGGATGAGGCAGATATTCACCTCGAGCCTTGGAACGCCAAGAGTTTGGCTGCGGTGTTTGACAACCTTGGTCTCAAGTATGAGAGAACGGAGAAGTCAGACGCGCCCAGCTTTACAAAGCACTTCCTCAAAACCCACGATCATCCCATTGCTCAGAAAATTCTGGAGATTCGTGAGTATAACAAAGCGAATACGACCTTTGTTGATACGATTCTTAATCATCAGCACGATGGCCGCATCCACTGTCAGTTTAACCAGTTGCGCTCTGACGAAGGTGGAACTGTGTCAGGTCGATTCTCGTCAAGCAATCCGAATTTGCAGCAAGTTCCGTCCAGACATCCAGAGATAAAGTCCCTGGTCCGTGGTCTGTTTGTACCGGAGGAGGGATGCCGGTGGGGCAGCTTTGACTACAGCGCCCAAGAGCCACGGTGGATGATGCACTACGCATCTCTGGCACCAGCCACAAGGGACAACGAGAAGGTAAAAGAGATTGCCAGACAGTATCAGAATGACGATCTGGACTTCCATCAAATCGTTGCGGACATGGCCGGAGTAACTCGCACTCACGCCAAGACGATTAACTTGGGCATCATGTACGGCATGGGCATTGGCAAGCTGGCAGCAACCTTGGGCGACATACCTTTCCAAGAGGCGAAAGAACTCCGCAACGAATACGACGAGAAAGTGCCGTTTATCCGGGCGCTGGCATCCTCTGTAATGGACGCCGCTTCAAAGCGTTCTGAACTAAGGACTTTGTTGGGACGTAAGTGCCGCTTCCCCATGCGTGAGTTGAAGGGCTACTCCAAGGAATACAAGAAGCCTATCCATGCGGAAAAGCTCGAAGAGCGTTGGGCGGATGTTCTCAATACTCCTGTTGAGGAGAGAGATAAGAACTGGGCCAGCATGAACCCGGAGCGGTATCAGGTGGCCTTCGTATACAAGGCCCTCAATCGCTTGATCCAAGCTTCGGCGGCAGACCAGACCAAGCAAGCGATGAAGGACTGCATGGACCATGGACACTGGCCCATGCTTACGGTTCATGACGAGCTCTGCTTCTCAATAGAGAGCGATGAACAGGTGGCCGAGATCAAGGGTTTGATGGAGAACTGTGCGCCGGGTTTATCCATACCGTCTAGGGTAGACGTAGGGTTGGGCGAGAACTGGGGTTCGGCTAAATAGTCTAATTAAGTGGAACCCTAAAACGTGCTCCGAAACGGTTTTCATCCTGACCTGTTTCTGGGTCTCTATAAAATTCACCCTCTGCCGATATAGTTCCCGGCCCAACGGGGTAGTTGACTCCAGCCTTAAAAGACTCACTGTTGTCGCGACCTTCATTTATGAATTTTACCGCAGAAAGGTCGAGGTTTCCTTTTCCGACAGGGAAATTAACGTTTCCTGAAATTTGTTTATCAAACTTGTTGGGCTCGTAGTACTGAACGCCGACTGTCGGAGCGTCGTTTCCAAACATGCCGCGCAGAATCTGTCCTTGGCCTCCAATGCCCCGGCGCCTGTCAGAATTCGTAAAGGTGTCCCCTTGTACGTTTTGGAACGTGGATTCACTTTGGCCAAAGCTGGCATTTACATATTCAGGCCGAAGCACTCTGTCCATGAAGTCGGGGACCACACCGTCCGGGAACATGGCGCGTATTCCAACATTGTAGCCAGTTGATTCCTGTTTTTGATTCTTGAGACGGAAGTAATCTATGGCTTCTTGAGGAATGCCCAGAGCCTCCGGAGTTACTTCTGAGGTAGATTCACCGTAGTTTCCCGTGAGGTTGAGAAGGTTCTTATCACCGCCAAAGCTTCCGAAGTCGATGCCTTGCTCGGGAGTGCGTAAATAAAAGTTGCTTGTCTCTGCGCCACCTTGTCGATTAGCGGAATACCCGCCTAGTTGCAAGATACCGCCCTGTGCAAATTCGTGACCACCCATTTCGTCACCCGGCGCACCGCCCATCGCATCGGCGGTTGCTGCTGCCGAGGCTTCTGCCTGTGCTTGTGCCGCTGCTTCAACGTCCGCTGCTAGTCCCGTCACGGCTTCGGCATTGGGGTCAACGGCTTGTCCGTAAGCATTGATTCCTAAATCCGTTGGTCCTCCTGTCGTGGTGCCATACCCAGCAACTTGCCCACTGCTTATGCCAGACCCTGTTTGCTCACCAACGCCAAACGACGTTCCCGTAGAAGGCCCAAACGCATTTCCAATTGCATTTGCAACCATTCCAAGACCAGGGACTCCCGTTACAGCTGAAATAGCTGCACTTGTGGCTACGTCCGCCAAACTAATGTTAAGATCACCCATTGGGGTTGAAACATTTACACTGGGATTAATACCACTAAAATTTGTTCCTGTAATCCCAAGGCCAAGATTTGATGGTCCAAGGCCAAGATTTGATGGTTCAAGGCCAAGAGAACTTATTCCTCCGGAAAGAGATTGTTTCTGTGCTGGTAAAACGCTAGGTGCTTGAGCGGTGCTTTGAATATCTTCATAAGATAACGGCGCTTCAGCTGTGTAGTAATTAGCCATCTAACGCGGTCCAAGTTCGGCCATCAAAGACACGCGCAGACTTTCGATTCTCTTTAGCAATCGTGTAACTGCAATGCACCCAGCCGGAGTCCGGGATGCCTTCCTTGTAAAATTCCAGTATCAACTGATCAAACTCACAGTTGTCTTTGACCCATAGTGCGACTTCCTTGTTCGGGATACCCGGCACTTCAAAGTCTACAGCCTCGCCCTTTACATGCTGCGAGTTATCAGACGATCCAATCTCTCGATTGAGGTAGAGATCGCGAAAGCCACTGTTAGGCGCAAACGGAATACCGTAATGGTTACGGACAGGCTCAAGAATCTGGTCACAGACCATGATCAAGTTCTCTATTTCCGTGGACCCTGGTTCGTTGGCAATGCCCAGCCGTTCAGCGGTAGACGACTTGGTAAGCTCACTCAGGGTAAAGTGGTCGGAAAGCTTCATTAGGGTCGTCCTGTCATGAGCTTGTTAATTTCTTGCTGTCGTAGAGGATTCATCTCTTGCGCTGCTTGTGCCGCAGCCGGAATCTGCTGCTGAATATCCTGAACAACGGGACGCACTGCCTCTACGCCTTGAGACACTGTCTCGCCTATTTCTCGGCGCGTGTCCGGATCAAGCGACCCTGAAGCGTATGTGGAGTTTATCAGCCGAAGCTCTTTGCCAATAACGTCATTAACCTGACGCCGGAACACGCTCAGATTACCAAGCTGCTTCTTTGCTTCTGCCGTAGCTTGCTGTCGGGTCAGTGTCACGCCATCTGCTTTAGCCTTGGCCATAAGATCATCAGCCAAAGCTCTTATACCTTTCTTCAGTTCTCCAGCCCTGATGTTTGGACGTGTCAGCAAATTAAGAAAGGTTTTGTTTCGCAATATCCTAGAACTGAGGAATATACCAGCAACGGAAGGAATCGTTGCCGCAGGGTTGGCGATCAAAGCAACAGCCAAACCGGCGACATACGTGGGGGCGGCTAGACCACCTTTGCCCTTGAGTGCCTGATCACCAACTGGAATCTTGGTGAGCTTCACCAAGTCTCGAACAACATCCTGCCCAAGAACCTTCGACAAAGAACCTCTTTGATTAAGGTTGGTGATGGACGCTGCCATGGCATCTCTCCAAGCACCGGAGGCCACAGCTTCCTCTGTAATCCCTTTTGGAAACGCTTCTCGAACAATCCGAGACATCATGGCGTCCTGTAAACCAAAAGGCTCGTCTAAGTTATACGAAGGGACTTTGTTGATAAGCTCGTCTACAAGCTTTGGATCTTTTACTGCCGCTTGAACCAGCGCATCGGCATCGTCTATCCGCCCT